TACGAGTAAATAAATCGTAGCCGTCTCTCATTTCGTCGGCATTTGATCCGAAGCCTCCGCCTTCGTTTCGTACACCAAATAGTAAAGGTGTAGTAACTCTATGCCCTGAAAGTATTTTTGTCTGTACTTCTTTAGACAGGAAGTCGTAAGTCTTGTGAGCTTCAGATAAATTCAGAGCCTCAATTTGTGGTGCGCTATCAGGCTCACTAGAAAAGGTCATTAGAATTTTACCTGCATTAGAAGCACCACCGAATTTGTTATAGATAAGTCTTTCTAGTTCTGCACGTTCTTCTTGTGTAGGTACTCCGTCACGAAAATTAATCATACACGAAGGAAAAAGCCCGTTAGTAATATTAGACTTGTGATACGCTGAAAGGTCGGAGTCTACCTGAATATAGTTGGTAGACGAAAGGTAATCGGGTAAGCCATAGTAAAAACTAAGAGGGCTATAAAGTTTAATATGTAGCAACTGACTAGCTGCTGTCCTATCTGCTACGTTAAATGCAGGAATAGGGTTAGGTTCTTTGTTTGAATACCAGTCAGTCGAGTGGTAAAAAAGCTGCACGTTGTCTTCGTCGTCAGCTACACCGCATCGGATAGTAGACGCAGGTATATGGTGAACCTCAGAAATAGTAGACCTATCCTGCGACCAAATGACATTTAGGTAGCATTGACCGTATAGTTTAAGGTCAAAGGTCGCACGACGTAAACAATCACCACTACCAAAAATTTGCTTAACTTTTAACCATTGCTCTACGTGAGAGTCCTTAAATTCAGACTCTAGCCCTTCTCCGTAAATCATTTCAGAGCAACCCTTAACTATAGCACCGTGAATAGAGCTTGAAGCGAATAGCTGCTCTAAGTAGTGAGGGTAGTGGTTGTCAGCACCCATCTCAATAAACTTCTTATTGTTCGACTCTACAAAGTGAGGCGTATTCGTGCTTTGGTAATTAAGTACCGATAATTTTTGTTGCATTATGGAATATATACGTAATCGTTGTCGGAGTCTCCTGTGGTGTAAACCTTGTATGCGCTTTCGCTAAGTGGAGTTGCGCCCTTAGAGGCGTAGCACAAACGAGTAGCCCTTATTGAAGCACCTTGAGCAAAGGTAACTAAATACAACCCTTCAATTAATAGGTTTGAGCCTGTTTGAATAGGGTACACAAATTCAACATATCTATCATTAGATACAGTAGGCGTTATTACATCGTTGTATGTCTTTTCAGTTAGCTGGTTGGTAAAAGTAAGTGTTACTGCACCACTAGAATAACCGTCTAGCTTTAGAACGATATTGTTACTTGTCTCCGTGTTAATTTGCACCATACTAATATATATAAGAAATACGCCTAGCGTTTACAATACTAAGGCTTTAGATTGCTTTTGTTTTTTTCTTCCTAGCTCCATAGGTACATTTATACAGGTATGGTTGCCTAATATAACAGCTACGCCTAAAGCCTGTTTACGAAAATGTTTAGCATAACAAAGGGCGTAAGCGTCTCTGTCAATTCCTGACCCAACTTGACAGCCAAAAATTTTATAGTTCGCACCTACAAAATACTCGGTGTACATTTGAGTATGTATATGCCCTTGCACGGTAGACATCAAATCTGCTTTACATTTAGTTCGTGCCGTACCGCCTTCACCGTGTACAAATTGTATATCGTCTATGACTAACCTCTCAGTCCATTTCCAATTTGGTGTACCTAATACCTCGTTATAGTTTCTTATCCACTCTTTAGGTATGCCTGCCGTAAATGCCTTGCGTGAAACTATCCTATCGTGGTTGCCTATGATAATTGTTGCGTTTGGAAAAGCCTTATACCATTTTGCTACGTGCTTTTTAGCAAGCTGTAATTCATCTCCTGCACTAAGCCCGTCAGGATCGCTTTCGTGGTAACTGGAAGCGTGAGAGTCTATAATATCCCCAATCATCACCACACGAGTACAGTTATACTTGCCATACGTCTCTACAGCGTGTTTAAGGTATCTAGGATGGTCGAAAGGGCAATGCAAGTCCCCTACTACCAAGATACGTTCTTCGTCGCTTGTAAGGTGTTCAAATGCCTTCAAACGGTTTCCTGATAATCTTGGTCTACTCATTTGTCTTAAATATAAAAAGGGGAAGCCGTAAAGCCTCCCCTTTCAATTTATATTATCAACAGGTTTATTACGATACTACCGCATTAGTTACATTGTCAAGAGGGTAGTTAGGGTCACCAATAGTTGGAGGTGTCGCCTGATACCATACTGCTTTCTCTTTTCCTTGTAACTCGATATTGTACCCAGTTAAATCTCCCATTGCTGTACCTGATTGTACTGAGCCTCCTGTAACATTCATTCCAAACTCTGCGCCTAGTAGCATAATCGCTCCGTCTTGGGTTTGCACCCAAATATTAGGACGACCAGTACATAGGATTCTAATGTCGTCTATATCCGTTGAGTCTAACTTTTGGAAAACCAAAGAAAGATTTTGCTCAAAGAACGTAGTGCCATTAGTAGGGTTTGCTTGAAGGTTAATAGTAAGGCTTGACGTTTCGGGACGTACATCAAACTGGTAAAAAGTTTGTGCAGCAATAGCACTCACTACTCCGCTACTCTCTGCGAAAGTTGCGCTGTTTACCATATCTTGGTAGTTGCCAATGAAGACAGCGATAATACCGCCTACTCCGTCTTTACAACCTACCGTTCTTCCTGAACTTAAATCACAAGCCATTTTATTCTATTTTAGAGGTTAACTATTATGCGAAGATTGCTGCGTATGCACCAACAACTACGTCACCAGGTACGCCAACTTGACAACCTAATCCAAAACGCATAGCAATTTTAACTTGGTCTGATCCGTCATACTGCCAAGCGTCAATGTATTGAGCCGTCGTGTAATCCGTGTTCAGGTTAGAACCTACTACTAGATTCTCTTCGTAAGTTAATACTAGAGCTTCATTAGGCATACCAGGACAAACGTGAATCGGAATACCTAAGTATTGCAAAGTGTCAAACGCTTGGTTTGTAGACTGCATATTCACACCTTGATGCGCTCCTGAAATAGCTAACGCTGTCATATAGTTACCTGCTGTCTGTGGCGAGCAGTAAAAAGCAATGTCAGCACGATTCAGAATAGCAGGGCAATTAGTTACAGCGTTATTGTACACTTCGTGAAAAGCACCAGTAGCACCAATAATTGCACTAGCAGCAGCGTCAAATCCTGCTGCCGTTACTGTCTCTTCATTAACTGAAGCAGTACCTAAAACAGAGGCGTTGTAACCTGCGTTATCAAACGTTCCGTCGTTAGAAAGAAAACCTGTAGCATATACAGACGACCCTTTCCAAATAGAATCCTCAACTCCTTGTGCTGCGTAACCTGCAACTGTAGCCATTGAGAAGTTTACAAACTCAGGCGAGCCTGCTGTCATAGTCTCTCTTGCTCCAGTCATTCCTGCCCACGTAGGTAGTAATGTCTTACGACAAAGTGCCTCCATAACAGATAGGTCAGTAAGAGTAAGAACTCTCTCTCCTAGAGTTAGTGAGTCGTTATCACTCCAAGAGCAGTTTGCAGCTTGAATAACGCCTGAAGAACTAAGGTTTGAAATTACGGCTTTGTTCTGAATGCCGTCTATTTGACGCACAAACCCCTTTTGGAGAGTGTCTGCGAGTTTAAGAGCAGGTGCAACAAATGGTGCTGCGTGTACTCCTGCGTAAGTAGTTGCAGGGCTTACTGTTGGTCCGTCGTTAGCGAACTCTCTGCGTCTACGTGATAGTGAACGTGAATAAGACATTACTTATTTAGGTTTTTAGAAATCATATTAAATGCCTGCGCTGTAGCTTTACCCATTTGAGTATTGCTTTCCTCAGATACCTCACCAAATGGTGCGTTTCTAAGTGGCTTGGTTGCAGGCGACTGACCAAACTCTCTAAGCTGCTTACGCAACTCAATATTCTGACGACGTAGGCGTGCAATCTTGCGACCCTCACGACCTTCAGATTTGAAACCTCTACGGCTTCTACGTCCACGACGACTTCTACGGTCTTCACGTGACGCTTCTACTTTTACTTCTTCTTTCACTTCTTCAGTTACTTTTTCCTCCACAACTTCACCATCACTAGCTTCGATTAAATCCATAGCCATTTGGTGTACTGCTTCAGCTTGTTCAGCAGATAACCCCATATCTACTAAAAGATTAATAAATGCTTCGTGAGAGTCGGGGGTAGACTCTTCTTTTACTTCGGTAGTTTCTTCGACTTTTTCTTCTACTACTTCTTCTTCGAACTTATACTTGCTCATACTTATATATATAAGGGCGTTTAATTACCCAAGTTTTTAATAGCCGTATTCGGCTTCATCAATAATTTCTAAAAATAAATCCTTGTCTAAGGCACGGATCAATGCAGGTGCTGAACGCTCAAATAATAAGCGCAGCCTATCGTAGTCTTCGTCAAAAATAGCGTCCTCCATTTGACCTACAGCAGCTAAAAATCTAGTGTCGTAGTCGTAATCAAACGCAAACTCTTCTAGCATAACCATCAACTCTTCCTGAGCTGAATTAGTCCATACGTCCCAAATGCGTCTAATTATACTCATACTCGTATAGTAGCTTCTAGCATATCGCCATATTGTGAATCAGGGTAATATTTATAATCTATAATATCACCACCTTCAAATTCTACTATATCAATAAATTCGTCTTCGTCAATATAGTCTGCTTCTACTTGTACTACAAAGTAGTCAAAGCCTTCTCTGTAAATAGTTGCGTATAAATAAGCGTCTTCTAACGCTAACATAATGTCGTTTTTAATCATATCAATAAGGTCTAAAAATATGTCCGTTAATCTCGTAGTAACCCTCAGCTTCTAGGCTACGCTCTAGCTTTTGAAAGTCAAAGTATGATTTAATCGTTTCAATACCTAATTCTGAAACTTCTCCACCTAGCATATCTATATACCATTCAGCAAAACTTTCGTCTGAGCCGTCAAGTAAATCTTCCGCTTCTGCAACGTCATAGCCATATTCTTCAACTAACATTTGTAAATCAAAGTCCCACTTCAATTCTTTACCAAAATGTCTTTCGTCAAAATAATACTCGTAGTGGTCTTCGTTTAACAACTCTTCGTCTACTAGATAATGAGCAAAATTACGCAAGCTAGGATAGTCGTGTTCACCTTCATACGCATTTTCCATTACGTCTTCTAGTTGCTCAATACCCCAACCGTGTGCTACAAGCTCAAACATAGTCTCAGGCTTTACTCCGTATTCCTTAGCTAAGTCAAACAAGTTATTGTAAGCGTCCCATACGCTCTTATCGTCGTACATTCCAAACGCTGCTTGTTGGTCTAGGTAGTCCCAATCTACAATATCGTAATCTTGATCTTTGTTACTGTACTCAATCCAATGCTCTTCAAAAGCATCTACGTATTCGCTATGCGACCTATAAGACAAAGGCTCAAAGTCTACGTCTACGCTTTTTCCGTCATATAGGTAAAACCTTACCCATACTTGTATATCGTTTCTATCCATTAGATATTTGTTATTAATTCGTCAATTAAATCCGTTTCTATACCTCGTCCGTATTCTCTTTCGGCAAGTGTATAGGCAATGTCAAGTTGAGCAATAGCCCCTGCTTCGTCACCTTCATAAAGAAGGTCACTAGCAAGAGTCATTACGTCCATTAGTTTAGCTGAAGGCATAGACGTAAACTCGTCAAGGAATACACCCATAATAACCTCCGACAAGTCGTCGTAGCGTAGGTAGTCTTCTATGATTCTAGTTGCGCTCATTTTCTTATATATTCTAAGATTATATCAATCTTCTTTTTAATTTCTTCCATATTCTCAGCAGCCCTTTCGTGGTGTCTTGAAAATTGGTTTTTCACTTCGTATAGACTAAAGACTAAAAATTTATACAAAGCATATATAGCCCCTAATAGTAATATTAAAGGCAAGCCATATCCTTCGATTAAATTTAGCACTTCCTCCATTACAACTCTATATATTCAAATTCGTAATTGTACGCATAGAGCGCATCGTAAATCTCTCTAAGTTCTGATTCCATAAAACCAAACGTGTAGTAAATGTCTACAACTACATCGTTACCATCTTGGTAAATGTCGAAGTCTAAACTGCTGTCAGCAATAAGACTTTCAATTCTGTCTACCCTTGCTGTGTATACTATTATTTGTCCTTCTAATCTCATTCTAATATATATTCAACTATGTAATATCCGTTATCTTCAAGGAAGTCTGCTGTTTGGTCGGCTGCGTCCTCGCTTTCTGAATATACTTCTATTACAGCATCACTACCTGAGCTGAAATAATTAAAATAAGAAAAATAATCATCAAAGCCACTATTCTCTAATAGATCCTCTATTTCACGGACATCGACGTTACCTAATATTATTGTTGCTTGTAGTCTCATTTTAACTTCCGTATTTAGCTTTTATTGAACCGCAAATCTTTTCTGCTGTCTCCTTATTTCCGTAGCGTTTCATTTGATCCGCTATACATTCGTCCCAGGGGTAAGAGGCAAGCTCTACGTATTCGTCCTCTAAGTTAGCAAAATTATGGTAATTACCAAACATTTGCTTAAATCTAACTTTCAACAAGGCTCTGTAGTATTGTACTTTCATATCGTTTAATTCCGTTTTGTCTTCGACAACTTCCTCCGTTTTCTCTTCAATCTTTTCTTCTACCTCTTCTACCTCTCCGTCGTATTCTATAAGAACACCCTCAAATACTTCTAACTCAACACCCCCTTCGGTTTTATACTTGCCGTTGTCAAGTTCAATAGGTAGCCCTTCGTCGTCAAGGGTAAATACCGTAGCACCTGCCGATAGACTTTCACCTTCTGTAGCTAGTACCAGTCCGTTTTCTAAGTTTACCTCTGCGTAGAAATTACGCTTAATAGAGTGCCACATTCTTTTTACTATACTTTTCATATCTGACTTTTTTACTTTAGTAGACATTTCTTCTACTGAGTCTAAGAAATAACCCTCTATAGAAAACCCACGTATCTCACCACCTTTTACAGCTTCCCACATTTCATCATTAGCAACGTGTACACGTACAGCCCAAGTTCCTTTTGGTAGGCTTAGTCCATAGTGCTTCGTCTTATCCATATCGGGGTTTTCTACTATCCACGATTCAACCACGCTCACACCCTCTACTTTCTCCTGGTGTTCAAACGTATGCTCGTTTGTTCGGTTAGACTTTAGAAAAAGCTCTGAAGCTAGTTTAACCGTTTCCTGTGAGAAATAAACATCATATTCCTCATCATTCATTTCGTCATAACGAGGTATGTTTTTATCAGGGATCAAAGCTGCGCCAATTAGTGTGCGCTTCTCTTCGTCGATAGCTGCAAGACTTAAAGCCTTCTGCTTTTTATCTTTAGAAAAGAATACAAAGTTTTCCTCTATAGCAGGAAACTTTACAAGGCTAATAGCCTCAACGCCAAAAGCGTCTCCGTCCTCTTCTATAAGTAGTTCTACTAGTTTTCTGTTAGCCATTTAAGTTGTTTTAGTAAAGGTCTTTGTATAGTATTACTTCATAATTTGATATGTAAGCTTCTCCAGGATCCCAGCGTGACTTTCCTAGCCTATCTATTTCAACTCCGTCAAAATCTAAAGGTGAATATCCTAAATACAATAGAGCATTATCTAAGTCTTTAAGGAAGTCGTCTATATGATTATCCTCTATGTCTACATTAAAAATAAACTCTGAAGAACTTTCAGTACCTTCCATACCATAATGACCGTCTTGCTCAAGCCCTCTAATTATTTTATCTACTAATGCCATCTTTAAGTTGTTTTAGAAGGGCAGCCCCAAATCAGCGTCTACACCATAGTCAATAAGCATATCAATAATTTGTAACACTCTATCAGTGTCTAAACCTTCTAAATAGATTGCGCCTTCATAAGAGTTAGACTTAACAACGTCTACTATAAACCTACCGTATAAAGCGTCTTCTAAAAAACCCACTGCGAAATCTAAATCTTCTATGGGTACTATTATATTTTCATTTTCCATATTTAAGTTGTTTTATTTAATATAGGTGTTCAGGTTTAATTTGCACATCAAACCCTGCTCCTTCTAGCTCGAATACAAAAGCCTGAGCGTTTCTTTGAGTATCAAACTCACAGTGTAATTCAGTACCTCCTGAAACTTCAACCGCATCGAATACCATAAAAGACCAATCTAAAATTGAGTACCCTTCGTCAAGCATTGCGTTCATAATTTCCGCTTCTTTTGCGTCTTCTACAAAAATATAAGTTGTTACCATCTTTAAGTTGCTTTATACTATTCTATATATACCTGTTTATCCAGGATTAAGTGAAGTTTGTCCGTACATATTATTGGCTTGTAAGTTAGCACCCTCTAGCTCGCTTTGTACTACAAACGCTTGATTACTACCCTCTGTTGGTGAGTCAAGTCTAGCTACTCCTGTAGGCACTAAACCCTGTACATTAGGACGAGCTGTACCCCCACCGACGTTACCGCCCCCACCGCCTCCAGCGTCGTCAAGGATCGCTTTAACTCCAACAAAAGCACCTAGCACAGCACCTACCATACCTATTATGTTAGCTGCTAAAGCAAAAGGCGCACCAGGTCCAGCACTAGCAGCAGCACTAGAAGCCCCTGCTATAGCGTTACCCAAAGCAACAGCTTGTGAAAGTAAAACGCCTGTAATTGCAAAGGCTTGAGCCTGCTTTTCGTTTTCCCCTGCTAAAGCCTCCAACTGACCGAACATATTTTGGGTAGCACTCACAGCCATTTTAGCCCCTTGTTCCAGAGTTATAAATCTTGTCTCCGTACCTTTTTCTACTATGTCACTTCTTTCTTCCTCACCTTCCTTAGCTATACGAGTAAGTTCATCTTGATACTCTTCCTCTACCATTTTAATAAGCTCTTGGTCTTCCCCTGCTTGAAGTAAACGCCTTTCTTTTTCACGTTCCGCCCTCAGTTCCTCTTTAGCTTGAGCGTCAAGGCTCATTAGCATTTCCTCTTCAAACTTCATTTGTATTTCCGTCAGCTCTACATCGGTAGCTTTAGTCCGAATCATCTCTAGCTCGTCCTGTAGTGCTTGCTGTGCCTCTAACGTGCGTTGCTTGTCGTCGTCGTCTCTTGCTTTTTTAGCGTCGCTAAATGACTTTTCTACAGCATCTTTTTCTAATTGGTAGGCTTTCTCAATCTGAAGTAGCTGTGCAGCCGTAGCTCCTGCGTCCTCAGCTTTTTTCTTTTGCTCTTCATTACGAAGTTCTAAAACCTTTAACTGCCTTGTCTGCTCGTCCTCAATACCTGCAAGCAATATCTCTTCGCTCAGAGTCTTTTCTAAGTTAGCAAGGTATTTAGCGTTAGCTTCACGCTCTCTGTCGCTTTCAGCTTTTGTCTTTTTTAGGTCGGCTTCTAATTTCTGCTCTTCTTGTTTCTTCTCTAGTTGCTTTCCTAAAGTTTCCTCTATACGTGCCTCTATTTCTGCTATTTCTGCATTTGTAGTTCTTTGCCTTTCTACTATAACCTCTTGCTCTGCTAGTGCAGCATTTTGTTTCTCTGTTAGTGTTCTTCTCTTAAATTCTTCAGCATAAGCCACGCCCATAGTCCTAGCTAAATTCATATACTGAGTATTTTCAGTAAATGTAAGTTGATTCCTTACCTCTTTCCCTTCGTTTATTTTTTCGGTTAGTAGCTCTTGGTCGGCTAAAGCGTCGCTTTGTAAATTAGTCAGTCTTATATGGTCTTCATACGCTTGAGTTATTTCGGCTTGCGCTGTTGCGCTTTCGAGGTCTAACTCTTTAAGCACACCCATCTCTTTAGCCATTGCCTGTAAAGCAAATTGACGCTCTGTATCACTAGCGTTAATGTCTTGCACAACCTCTAGGTGCGCTCTATTAGCAGCTACTATTTGATTGGTTTGTTCTTTGTGTCTTGTCTGTTGTTCGTTAAGCCTCCTCTCTTCGTCAGAAACCCCTCTTATTGCGTCTAGTATTGAGTCCCAATTTTCAATAATCTTTTCTAGTGCAATAATTAAACCTCCTGTCAAAATACCCATCATAGCACCTTTTAGCAGAGTAAAGCTCTTTGAGAGCCTGCCTACACTTCTTTGCGTAGACTTAAAAGAACGCACCGTCCTTTGCATACCTCTAGGTAATAGACTCGAAAACAAATCACCTAAGCCTCCCCAATCCTTAGAGGTTTTTTTACCTGCCTTCTGCATAGACTTGGCTGCACTAGCTACTGACTTTTCAACTTCTACAAGTCCTGCTTCAGTATTATTGACGACATCAACCGTCATATCTAATTTAGCGTTTTTAGCCATTGTCTTTTATCAGTTTTAGTTTAGCCCAAATACTTGTATTAGCGTCATATCTACCATACCACGTTTTATACAAGGGGTCTTTACTATACATATAAGCCTGTCCGACCACAATTGCGCTAGGCAATCCATAGCCTATTCTGTTTATCCAGTTATCCATTATAAGTTCCAGAGTAAGTATTGATTAGTATTTAGGTTAAGCGTAATTATAGGATCACTTGATAAATTCCATACAGCCCCTTCAGGGTAAGTGTCTTTGTCCGTAAACGCTAACTGGATAATTTCTACGTCTAAAATCCAGGTTATATTTTTATTAACCTCCCCTACACATAATAGTTGAAATTGAGAAGGTCGACCACCTGAGTCTTGCTTTTGGTTTATTGTTATAGTCCTTGCTGCTCCTGCGTCAGCTTCAGAGTTAATAAGCGTTTGTCCTACACTGCGTGAAGTTCCTGCTGTATTAGCAATAGTGCCTTGATAGCGCATAGTCATAACATTGCCTACGGTAGCAGCCGAGCCTCCTGTATCTACCGTTACAATGTCTACATTAACCATATATACAGCGTTTGGTACTAAATCAAATTGCGTAAGTGATGACTTAGAGGTGGCTGCCGTATTAGAAGCGTCGGTAGTTTTACAAGTCATATAAAAAGACTGTTTACTTGCAAATACGTCGTCTAGCTGCATAGACTTACTTTCAGCAAAAGGAATGCCTGAAATAACAGAAGAACCTAATTTAGACAGCCCTGAGCTTTTAGCTTGTGCTATTGCAGGATTTCCACCTTTGCCCTGTCCGCTACCTCCAGTAGTGCCTGCCTTCCAAAAGCATACATTAGCTGTGTCGTCCCATACAAAGCCGTTTTCAGTACAACACGGCTCAGTAGGGCTTACGGCTGCCCCCGTAGCTAAGTCTACAAAATTTACCGTGCCGTCTACATTAAAAGTCTCAGGATAGGAAGTACAAGCCTCTGTTTTATTCCAATCACTTGCATTTATTAGTTTTAGCAGCTCTAAGTTAGCAGGCTTCTCTTGACCTGTAGAAAAGTTAGAAATTTTTACTACCCTCCAATAAGAGTCTTTAATAAAAATCTCATCATTCCATCTTAACGTATTTACGTCAAGGGGTGTGAGGTACGCTTGACAAGTCATAAACCTAGCTTCAGAGCTATACTCTTCGTGCATACGCCTAGCCCAAAATTTTCTATAGGCGTGCATATTCGTAACGCCTGGTGTACTACCACCGTTAATTAAAGGGTGGTCGAAGTCATTGCCCCAATCTAACGACCACGAAAGCCCTATAGTTGAGGTTGTTACAGGGCTGGTGCTATACTCTGAAAAGAAAGGGTATTGAGTTACTTCAACAGCTCCAGTAATAAATCCGCCTACCTTAAATTCCCTGTCGTTACCTATGTCTTTTTTACCGTGATAAAAAGCAAATATAGGTTTAGCTTCTACCAAATCTACAGCCGTCTGAGTGTCAAAATCAACGTCGTATAAACGAGGCACTAAAACATTAGGAATTTGAGTTGGATCGTATGATGGGTTTCGTGGAATCTCACCTAGTCTAAGAGGCTGAAATTTACCTCCTATGCGCTTTGAACCTGTAGCAAACTCGTTAGGGTTCTCGTAAATATATCTACCCTTAACATAGCCGTAGCGCTTTTGCCACCAATCGTTTTTCCAGTCCTTGCCCTCCCCATCTTCAAATGTAATAGTCTTAGACTGAAACTGTGTAGTCGGAGTAATAGCTATGCTGTTAGCGTCTATTTTCTCAGTCCAGTCTTTCTTCTCTGCTGTAGCTGAGAGTATATCGTTATACGGCTCTACATAAATAACTGTTGGGTTATCAGGGTAGGTATAGAGCATTAGGTTAAACCTATTAAAGAGTTCAGCAAGATACTCTCCTACTTTCAAATCAGGAAAGTTAGCGGAAACGTCCACTAATCCAACTGCTGCGGTATTGTATTCTAAAAGAGCAAAAAACGTATAGTGGTTGTCAAGTGAAGTTTTTATCACTACCGTATTTCCACCTATAGAATGCTCAACAAACAAAGTAAGGGTGTCTCCTTCTTCTAAAAAGCCACTCATTATCTGACCGCCTATAACTATGTTATCACCGTATGTTGCAATAGGATATTGCTGACTATTAGTAATCGGTGTTTGGTTCTCTGAAGTAGGATCATAGTTTTTCCAAACCTTTACGCCCAAAGTAAAGTCTCCTGTTAGAGGGGAAGCTGTAGAAGTAACAACAAGCTGCCATTGAAGCCAATACGTAGCACCTACAGGGGCTACAAAGACACCATTGTTAAATAGTCCGTCTACGTCGTTATATGGTGCAGGGCTTTCTGCTGTAAAGGGTAAAAATGAAGCTGTTGTAGTGGTGGGTGCGCTGCTTTGCAGTGGGTAGTCGGCTTCTAAACCCACCATTGAAGCGTAAGCAGGACGACCTACTGTTCGCTCCACCTCAGTTCCTAAGAACATATATAGGTTAGATACGTCGTTAGTAAAGAAGTCTGAGTTAATAGTAAACCCTGCCTTTTGAGCTATACGGTTAAGCAACCAATTAACTCTTATTGCAGGCTTAAAACAATTAGGCGTTAAGTGTCCCTGCGTGGTGTAGGTCGTTCCAAAACCCATTCCAACATTACCAGCAGAGTTGCCCCAATGGTAAAACCCCGTGTTTAACTCTTCGTTGCCATCACTAGCGAATAACCCCCAATCTGACAGAGGATATACTATAACGCCTGCACCTACGTTGCCTGTAGTAATATCGTTAGAGGTGTCCCAGCTATCGGTTATATTTGCTGAAGTTAGGGCGTGGTCTAAATCAGTATCTATTCCTGCGTCTGAAATAAATATCTCGCTAAATGTTAAGTCTTTAACAGCGTCAAAAAACGCAGCTACCTCTGCGAGTATGCTAACTTCATACTTACTTAAAAATGGCGTTACTTTATGTAGCTGAAGAACGCCTACCATAATAGGTATGCCTGAGTCAAATACTTGTACGTTAGTCTTTACTCCTGCGTCAAAGGTTGCGCTATCAAAATTTACGTTGTAATACTGCCCGAAAAACTGGTTGTTATTATCAGTCATAGGCATACTAAACCTCAGCGAGTGAGGCGCACGTGAGTTAGATATATTCGCAAGCTCCTGTATAGAGAACTCAAACTCTACAGGAGTCTTTTGTACGTCTAAATTCCATACTTGCGTACCTGCCTGATTTGACGCTTCTATTTTAATCATTGGTTGTTAGGTATTCTACGTGAAATTTGTATAGTTACACTATAGTTAGCTACCTTATCATTAATAGCTGTCTTGTAGCTTAGGGACATATCCGTAACTACACACCTCACAAAAGCAGATGACTTAGCAGCTTGTATTCCCGTAGTTAAAAAGGCTCTTGTAAATACATAAACTCTTGGGCTATTAGCCAAAGACTGCATAAGGTAGTTAAGGTCTTCAGGGTTCTGCTCTCGTGTGTTAAGAGTTATGCTAGTTGTTGTTTGGTTGCCTGAGCTTGTAGTACCCCCTTCACTAGCTCTTTTATTATAGTCTACGGTGTTGCCTGCGTTAAAAGCGTTGCCCCCTATACTATAGTACGTTTCCCTTTTTATCTGCTCCATAACTTGTGAAGCACCATCGAAAACTAAATTATCTACCCCACCTAAATTGTTCCACCAACAGACGTAGTATTCGCCTACAAACTTATTATTTCCGAGAACTCTATTGTACCTAGTATCACACATTTTGTGAAACTTATATGCCGCACTAGCTTCGTTTCCTGAAAGGGTAGTGCTAGAAGCAGCTTGAACCTCATAGTAAGCCCAATTAGTATTATTGGAGGGTCTTATGTTAGTGTCTATACCTTGCTGCTGTAAGTTCCCTGGAAAGCAGCCTAAGTAAATTAAACTACGCTCGTCATTAAGACCTGCTGCTGGGGTGTACCCTCCATAGGTAGTGGAGTTTTCAAAGTACCCTGTGTTTATTGCTCCACCTGCTGCTGTATAGAACGTAACGTGAAAATAATTACAGTCGTCACTACCTACGTCGTCACCATTTAAGAACGCTAACGCTCCCCATTGATCTTCTACAACGTAGTTTTCAAGAGTAGTGCTTAGAAATTCCCCGCCTACTCCTGACATACCATAGTTAATTGCATAGTTTGGTGCATAAGAGGCTGATGTATTTGGTCTTAAAGAACCATTTACCGCTTTGAACGACGTTTGAGCAGCAGCCCCCCAAGTTTCAGCAGGAGCTGAATTTGCGTCTACAGCCTTTTCGTACCCGAAGTCCACTAGAACAGTTTTAATTGCATCTTCATTTACAGCGAAAGGCTTTGTAGAACCAGCACCCCCACTAGGAGTAACCGACCCTATTTGCCAAATGTTTTCGTCTTGGTGAACAAACGGCGCTACTATCTGCTCTATTAGAAATACTGCACAATCGTTATTATTTGGGAGCTGCTTAAACGTACCTACTACAGTACCATCAATAGTTACTTTTAAGAGGTATCTAAACTTTGGGGCGTTGTAGTTTGTCGTGTCACGCACTACGTAAAATATTTCGTCGTATGCGCCCTGAACTCCCGTACCTGAGCTTTGGTCTACTGTATATGCCATTTATATAGTAATTTCTATTGTGTAATTATTGCTAAAGTTTTCTTCGAAAAACACCTCGTAATCATCGAATATTGCGTCTTCTAATTTCCCTTTGTATTTTTTGAACGTGCGCTCTAGTGAGCCTGAGTAAAAGTAGGTTGGTGCTATACCATACAAAAAAACAGCTCTACTAATTAAATGCGTCATTTGGTCGTAAGACATAAACCTTCCCGACTTTGTGCTTTTCCATTGCTTAATTGGCTTGTTAGCTATCCACTCTCTTATACCATTACGTAGCCCTCCGCTTTCTCCTGTACCCGAACCAAACTGAAACGGAGAGTAAGGAGCTTTTTTTTTGCTGAAACTACCTTTCACCCCCTGGTCTACAAATTCCCAGTAGGGAGCTTCAGGAGCGTTAAAGTCTAGTGTAATTTTATTAGTCCTTTTGTCTACGTACATAGCACTAGCTAGACTATCTGATAAATTGCCTGTCGAGTTTTTACCGCTTTTAGCTAAAGAAATTCTAGCACGACGCATAACCTCCTTAGCGAATTTACCAAACGCCTTAGTTAGAGCAGGCATATCTAAAGTAGCCTCTTCGTCTAATAGTGTTATGTCAAGACTAATAAGGCGCAATACAAAGGTCTATTGCGTTAGGCACTCTTATCTCAAAAGACGTACTCCAACCTGTTAGCATATTATCAAACCTAGCTGTAAATGGATCACAAGCCAAAGGAGTTTCAAAGCCCCAATGGTGCGTTACGTTATCTAGTACGGACTGACTATTCATACTTAAAACAAACTGAGCTATAACGTCCTGCATAATGAGTAGCGTTTCAGCGTACACTTGTGTTAGATAGTCGCTTTGTTTTTCTATAACTAAGTCAGCTATTATCACCTCGTAGGTAAATACCGTTACCCCTCCGTCAATCGAAGCTCCTGTGCATTGAGCGTAAAGCAAAGGAAATAGGTTTACGTCAATTTTGTCTATATCTAGTTCGTCCAAACTAAAAGTATAAAACTGCTTTAGCTGTTTATGATTGGTTACTATAGTTTGAAATACCTCGTTAATATCTACTACCGTTTGCATTTACCTTTACGTTATTTTGTATGTTTAAGTCTTTTTCGTAGCACAAAAAGGTTAGTGCCTCTTCTATATATATAAGAGTTACGCTATTCATTTTAGTAACGTCTCCATCTGCTAAAGCGTAGATTACTCCGTACCAGCCCCATTTATTGTGGACTTTGTTTTCAGAGCCTTCCTCGCTTGTCGTATTGAAGAGAGGCGAGAATCTATCGCTAATCTCCTTTCTATACGATAAAAAAAAACCATTGCACCTACTACTACGTCCATTGTCATATCGAGCATTTGCTCTTGTTTAGTAACGTGAGGCTCGTATGGTTCTATAGTGTAGCTGTCGTCACCTTTGCGTTTAGTTATTGGTCTATACCAAACGGCTAGTGCTTTTTCTAGGTTGTCAAATAGGTTGTTAGTAGAATAAGTTTCAAGGTCTGCAAACTCGCCTACTGATAGCTTAGTCCAATTAGGTATAAAGCCATACTCTACGCCCTTGAGTTTTACCTTGCGCTGAAGGGGTAGCGTCATAGCTAAGGGGTTAGGATCTTTAACAAGCCACATTAAATCTTCTATTACTTTGCTTACGTCTGCCCAATCTGCGTAGTCTAAAACCTCACGCTCTAAATCACAAAGGGCTGCTACAGCTTTAAGGGCAGCTTCCTTAGCATCGTCGGTGTCATTCCACATTTCCATCATACGTTTGTACTGGCGTACCGTTACGTCTGCATAGCTTTCGGGTATTGTTATTTTTGCTTGTGGCATATTATGTATATGGTGTATATATTATTGTATATAGTATTTTCCTGTTCGTCTAAGTATCTTATTGAGGCATACGTACCTAACTGCGTCTATAAGGTGGTTGTATGCGTCTACTGGTGTACTAAGCATTTTACCATTTTTATCGGTCTTCCACTTGTAATTCCTAAATTCCTTTTGTGCGTTTAGGCTATCGTGTTTTATATGTAGCTTGTGTCTACGCATCGTGTCAATGCCGACTCTTATACTATCTGCGCCCTTTTTTGACGGTTTGACATTAAACCCTAATCTATGTATAGTCTCTATACTTTTAGGCTCTGCGCTGTCTGCTATTATCTCGTCGTGCCTACCTACTCCGTACTCAGTTAGCTTTTCTGCTATGTCGCTATTTGTCAAACCTCCCTGATATATCACCTCTTCTATGTATAGTCCGTTGTCACATAGGTACACTTTAGCTAGTGCGCTAGGATCATTCGAAAAACCAAAATCCAAACCAAAAGCTACGAGCTTTGCCTTCTCAGGTAACTCGGTGTATATGCTAGTCTCAAATATGGTTTCTCTGCTTTTACCTCTTAGTCCTAGTCCATATACACGCCAATAGTTTTCGTCCGTGTCCTTTAAGCGTTCAATCTCGTCTATAGTGTCTTGCCCTATAAATGGATTGTCTAGGTACGTGCTTCTGTAAAAGTTAGCGTCGTCTCTAGGTATAACCTCTTCGTACAGCCAATGGTATTCCATCGAGGGGTTATAGTCTAAAATCATTCTATGAGTAGTACGTAGTATTAGTTGCCTAAAGTCTTCAAGGTGTAATTCGTTAGCCTCATTAATAAAGCATATATTTCTCTTAGCTCCACGAATCTTCTGTGGTTGGTCTATGCTTATAAACTCCCACTTAGTACCCCATAGGTCG